TAGAATATAGCAGTATACAACAGGTACTAGCAGATATTGAGACAATCCATGTTAGAGACAAAAAAGAATTTCTACATTATTTCTTTCATAAAGCTTGCCACACCACACCCCTCCCCTCTCCTCCGTATATACATGAATACTCACAAACTCATGAATTCTACTATAGGAAATACCCAAACCAAACTAACATAAATTGTATAATACCACTTGTTAAACATTATGAATATTGTGAGGAGTTATTCTCCAACCTTGAATTCCAAAATCAATCAAGTTTTAGAACTAAAGCAGATTTAGTATTTAACACAATTGAAAAATCCGGGTTAAAACTTAACCAAGAGGTTTATGATAGTTACTTTAAGTATCCTGCTAAGGATTATGTGTATACTCAATATAATTTAAATACTACCACAAGAAGGCCCTCAAACAAATTCGGAGGTATTAATTTTGCGGCCTTAAATAAGGATAATGGAGAAAGAAAATCCTTTATACCACGTAATGATTATTTTCTAGACATAGATCTCAGTGCATATCACCCAACCCTATTAGCTAAATTAATAGGTTTTGAATTTCCCGAGGGAGACATCCACCAGGCATTTGCTGAAATGTATGGAGTAGATTACAAAAAGGCAAAAGAATTAACCTTTAAACAACTTTATGGTGGGGTGTTTAAACAATATGAGCATTTGGAGTTTTTTAAAAAAGTTAAGGTATATACTAATAATTTATGGGAAGAATTTGAAAATCAAGGATATATTGAATGCCCCATATCAAAACATAAATTTAAAAAGGAGGGTTTGGAGGATATGAATCCACAAAAGTTACTGAATTATCTACTGCAAGCAACTGAAACTGATATGAATGTTGTAATGTTGTGGGAGATTTTAAAAATATTAAAAGGAAAAAACACTAAACTTGTATTGTATGTGTTTGATTCATTTTTATTAGATGTAGATAAAGATGAAAATGATATTATTAATGAAATATTGGAAGTATTTAAAAAATATAAATTTAATGTAAAAATGGTAACTGGTGGAAATTATGGAGAAATGAAGTAACTCCTACACTTACAATTAAATAAAATCCTCTAGAATAATAAAGAGTTTGGAGGAGTAAATTATATTTCGTATATTTATTTTATAAATTAATAAAAATAAAGGTTATATGAATTTAGGTTATGCGTGTATAAACACAATCATGAGTGCAAATAATATCATGACAAATCGTACAATGCGACGAAAAACATTTAAAGAAAAGGGATTAGACTACACTTCGGATTTAGCACTATTAAATGTTAAAGATTTAAAAACAATCGTTAAATGGAATAATGAACATAAAATCAAATTATTCCGCTTATCATCCCAAATATTCCCATGGTCTGACGATTATGAATTTTCAGATTTAAAAGATTATAAAGAAATTTGTGAGTTAATGTTAGAAATAGGAGCTATTGCTACTAATGCAGGACAAAGACTTACAATGCATCCCGGCCCTTATAATTGTTTAGCTTCACCTTCCCCTAAGGTTGTTTCTAAAACTGTAAGAGAACTTAATAGGCATAGTGAGCAGTTTAATATGATGGGATTCGAACCATCCAATTACAATAAAATTAATATTCATGTTGGTGGTGCTTACGGCGATAAAAAATCAACGTTAGCACGTTTTGTAAAGAATTTTGAGCTGTTAAATGATGACACTAAAAAACGTTTAGTAATCGAGAATGATGACAACCCAAATGAATACTCTGTTAAAGATTTATTTGAGGGTATCTACCAATCTATAGGTATTCCAATTACCTTTGATTACTTCCATCACAAATTTAATACAGGTGATCTTACTGAGGAGGAGGCATTAAAATTAGCTGCCACAACTTGGCCTAAAAACATTCCCCAATGTTGTCACTATTCAGAAAGTAGACGTAAGGAATATTTAGATGAAAGCATTCGCCCACAAGCTCACTCAGATATTATTTATGAAAGAATCAATACATATGGTTTGGAGCCTGATATTGTTATTGAAGCTAAGCTAAAGGAACAAGCAATATTTAAAAGAATAATTTAAAAACCAATCTATGATAACCCCCTCAAACAATAGCCAATTATGAATAATGATTTAACAATGACTGACAATATGTATTATCAATACGATTTTGTCGTATCAAACATTATTGATTCAATGAATAATAGGCTATTTTGCACTTTTACTAAATTAGAGGATGTAGATTCTCTTGTTAAAGAAATTTCTACAAGATATGAAATTTTATATAACAAAATATTCATAATGCGAGTTAAAAGCAATGATGAATATGTTTGTACATACAATGTTGACCAAGGAAATATATCTAACATCCCTCTAAATACTATTTTAGTACATCGTAAAAAAGAATCAAATACTTTATATACAATTAATGCTTTGAATGAGTTAATTAAACAATTAAATGGGGGTATTATAAACACAAGATATCCAATTGAATGGAATAATTATCAAAACACCATTCTTCTTACTCAAAATAATGAATTAAAGCAGTTAAACACAAAGATTTATAAAATCATTGAAGTTTAAAAAAATAATTTGGAATATCAAATAAAGGTTATTATATTTAGTTATACATTATAAACAAATAAATTAAGTTATATTATGGATTTAAATCTTATTAAACAAAAGATGGAGGCTCTCCAACCTCAACAAAAGAAAAAAGAGTATGAAAAAGTAGATTATACTAAAGTCTATTGGAAACCCAAATCAGAAGGCAAATATCAAATTCGCCTCGTCCCTTCTAAATTTAATAAAGAATGGCCTATTCAAGAAGTTCAACTACATTATGGTTATGCTAAATTTCCTATTTATGCTTTAACTAATTGGGAGGAAAAAGATCCTATTATTGAATTCATTAAAGAACTTCGTAAAACAAATGAATCTAAAAATTGGAAACTTGCTAAACAGCTTGATCCTAAAATGAGATATTTTGCACAAATTTTAGTACGAGGAGAAGAAAATATGGGGGTTCGTTTATGGGAATTTGGTAAAAATGTTTATCAACAACTGCTAAGTATTGCTGATGATGAAGATTATGGTAATTTTACTGATATTAACAATGGGTTTGACTTTACACTCACTGTTGAGCCCGGAGAAATGAGTGGACGTACTTTCTTAAAAGTTGCTTCTATTTCACCAAAACGTAAAGAATCTCCTTTAAGTGATGATGCTGATCTTATTAATGAATGGTTAGAAAATCAAACTAATGTTTTGGATTTACAAAAACCATTTAAAAAAGATTTTGACTCTTTAAAAACAGTTCTCCAAAACTTCTTAAATCCTGAAGAAGAGGAGAATGAAATTATTGCTGAAGTCCCTTCGGATTTTGATAGTGATGTAGTAGCTCAACCTAAATCTAATTATTCTCTTTCAACTAAAAAAGATTCAAAAAATCCTGTAGATAAGTTTGATGAATTATTTAGTGATGTAGATGGTGAGGATGATGACGATTTACCATTTTAAAAAATTTAAAAATAAGTTATGCCAAGACCAAAAAAATCATTATCCGAGGCTATATCTAAAGAACTTAAATCAGGTTTTAACCTTGATAGTTTTAAAGATAAAAAAGGCCTCAATTCAAATGTTAAATTCAAAGAACAAGAATGGATACCCTTATCCAATGCTTTTTCTGACGTACTCTCTATTCCCGGAATCCCCTTAGGCCATATTGTCCTATTACGAGGACATTCAGATACAGGTAAAACAACAGCCTTACTTGAGGCTGCTGTGTCTGCCCAAAAACGTGGTATACTTCCTATTTTTATCATAACTGAAATGAAATGGTCATGGGAGCATGCTAAAATGATGGGGCTTGAAGTAAATGAAGTAGTAGATAAGGATACAGGGGAAATTTTAGATTATAATGGTAACTTTCTATATGTAGATAGAGAAACCATTAACACAATTGAAGATGTAGCTGCTTTTATTTTAGATATGATTGATGAACAGAAAAAAGGAAATTTACCAACGGATTTAATGTTTTTATGGGATTCAATCGGATCAGTTCCATGTGAACTGTCTGTTAGATCAAATAAAAATAATAACGAATGGAATGCAGGAGCTATGTCAACCCAATTTGGGAATAGTGTTAATCAACGTATTACATTATCCCGTAAAGAGTCATCACCTTATACTAATTCTTTAATATGCATTAATAAAGTTTGGGCTGCAAAACCAACAGTACCTATGGGGCAACCAAAATTAATGAATAAAGGAGGATTTGCTATGTGGTTTGATGCTACATTTATAGTTACATTTGGTAATATAGCAGATGCTGGGACTTCTAAGATTAAAGCAATCAAAGATGGTAAACAAGTAGAATTTGCTAAACGTACTAATATCCAGATTGATAAAAATCATATCAATGGAGTTCAAACTCGAGGTAGAATTATTATGACTCCACATGGATTTATTGAGGATTCTGATAAAGCCTTAAAAAACTATAAAGATTCTCACATAGAAGAATGGAAATCCATTTTAGGTGGAGGAAATTTTAACATTATTGAGGAAGAATCTTCTGAGATAAATGTTGATGTATTTACAAACGAACCCGAATAAAACATGAACAATAAAGATTTATTGAAGCTTTTGAATAACGTTCAAGAGCAAGGGGATGATACTCCTAAACAACGAAGAGTACTTCTAATAGATGCCTTAAATTTATTCTTTAGAAATTTTGCAGTGATTAATGCAGTGAATGAAAAAGGAATTCATATAGGAGGATTAGGTGGTTTTTTTCGCTCTTTAGGAGCTATGATTAAACAAATAGAACCTACAGAAGTATACATAGTATGGGATGGAGTAGGATCTTCAAATAATAGAAAAAATATTATCCCTGAATATAAATCTGAAAGGAATGTTTCTAGGATAACTAATTGGGAGGCTTTTAATTCTCATGAAGAAGAAGATGATTCTAAAATTGACCAACTTATAAGAATCATCCAATATATTAAAACCCTCCCAGTTAGATCCTTATCTATTGATAAAGTAGAAGCAGATGATATTATAGCGTATTTAAGTAATACTTTACCAACAAATCCAAATGATAGAGTTTTTATAGTATCTAGTGATAAAGATTATTTACAGTTAGTTAATGAACAAGTTATAGTTTATTCTCCAATAATAAAAAAATATTATACAAAGAATACTGTAGAAGAACAATTTGGAATATTACCTCATAATTTTATACTATATAAAGTACTTATGGGAGATAATTCCGATAAAATCCCAGGTGTTAAAGGTTTAGGAGAAAAAAAATTATATAAATTATTCCCTGAACTTAAGGGTGATAAAATAGAATTAAAGGATATTTTAA